CTCCAGAAGGACCCATAATACCCCGACCGCTTTGAGAGTTGGCCGGTCACGTAGTAAAAGGGGCGCGGGGTGAAGACTGCAACGCGCAAACCTCAGCCAGTACAAACTCGGCCATCTCCGGAAGTCCGCCGAAGTCGGGAGCAAGCAACAAGTCCCAAGGCTTGTAGTCATCCAGGGCCGTCTCGCTCTTATGCTCTGCAAACTCCCCGGGTATCCACTCGGGGTAGGGCAGCAGCCGCACAAGCAGGCCGCCCCGGTCCCGCACAAAGTCCGCCTCATCCGGGAAGCGCACATCATCAATAATTACATCCCCGTCCGGGATCTCCTCGTTCATGCGCCTCACCCAATAACCTGGGTGTTGCTTGCGACAAACGTCAGTACCGTACCACTGCAACACCTGACGCACAGTCATGGCCCCATTGGGATTTGGAAAATCGGGGTGAAAAACCACCGCCTCTTTCCCGGTCGCGGAGTAGCAAAGCTGCGGATCAAATCCGAACCGTTCGCTCACTTCCCGCTTTAAGACATCCCCGAACGCTGTCCGAGTAAATCCGGACAACTTGCAAATTTCATTAGCCAGGGTAGTTTTGCCCACACCGATCTTCCCGGATATGCCAATCAGCATCGCCGATCCTCCACTTAATAATATCGCCACGTCATGGGCGGATTTTCCTCCGATCCCTTGCCGGCTATCTTCATTGCGATTTCCGCCTGCCTCTTATAGTAGCGGCATGTCTCCACCAGGCGCTTGGCCACCTCTGGGTCAATCATTACTTCCGGGCAATGCTCCAGACGCAGCTCCAGCCTCTCCAATTCCTGATCTGTACACCTCATGTTTACTCCAGCTCGGCCCCGGGGGTTGTGCTTTCGGACATATGCTGCAGGCCGTCCCGAATGCGCCTCGCCTGACGCTCGACGTCCCGCGCCTCCCCGCTAATCCGGCGGGCTTCGGCCCGGCTCAACGTGCCGTCTCGGACGCCTTCATCCACTACCCCGGCCAGTTCACCCAACTCCCTGGTCAAGCGATTGAGTTCGCTCTGCAGCTCCGCACCGGAGCAGATGTCCCCGGCACTCATCTCTTCGAGCTGCGCCTCTTGCCAATCAAGCAAGACCCGATTGCCCAGGGCCTGGCACAGCGCCGGGATGCGATAGATGCTTGGGGCATAATCGGTGTCGTGCTCCTGGAAATAACGCCTCACCACCGAGTAGGAGGTCCCGGACCTCTCCGCGATTTCCTCGCATGTGAATCCGGACATCATTTTTGCCAGGACCAAGGCTTGCTTGGCCGTGTGAATACGCAGGTCGATCATGTCTCCCCCTGGTCTTTTGATATATTGTATTTGTCTTTTGAGTCTGTATTCTGAGGATGGCTGGAAAAAGGGTTGTGCGAGTCACCATAAAGAAAAGGCCAAAGTTTTTCGAGGGTTGTTGAATGCACGCCAGACCTTTGGCCTCTTACAATTCGACTTATAATTATTGGGTGTATATTAGCTTTTTTTGCCAGCTTGGCTTGCTTCCACCCTGTCTTGGCTAAGAAGTTTATAATGTCCATTTGGATATTCATGCGAGCACCATATCCATCTGGTTACAAGTAGTCAAGTAAAAAATAACCATAGTGAGATAGACACATGAATATGAATTGTGCTTTAAATTACAAAATGAGCTTATTCGAAGATTTTAAATCAAAGCTATGCGAAATGTTGTCCGATGGGGTTTCTCAATCTGAAATTGCCAAGATTGGGAACGTGGACAAAATGTATGTCCATAGGATACTAAAGGGGACGCGAACTACAAATTTACGTAAATTTCTTAATTTTGTTGAAAACATTGGGGGGCGCGTTGTTTTTGACGATAACATTCCCCCCGAAACTTCAAAATCCGTTCATTTTGTTAAGCCCAAAATAATATCTGCCAAAGAAGGGCTTGAAGGGCCTATTGACGAAAATTATCTAGCTGTCCCCCTTGCGAGCATGCCGGTCGCGGCCGGGCCTGGTATTATTCCGGAAGAAAGTATTAAAAGCTGGGTCCTTGTTTGGACTGGACAGGAAGCAATACGCCATAGGTCAAATCTAGCAGCCATTGAAATTGGAAGAGGGCAGCTTTCAATGGAGCCTACCTTGCACCCAGGCGACTTGGTGTTAATCGACAGAAATGATACCTTGCCCCAAGACCCCCCAGGGAATATTTATTTAGTACAAAGCCCGGATGATGATGGTTTGGCAATCAAACGTGTCCGTTTGCAAAGAAAAACGACCAGGAATTAGTGGTTTTTTTTTAGTGACAACATGGATTACTTGCCCGAGATATTTGATTTAAATGCAGACTATGAAGGCGACTTAAGGCGAGCTATAAAAGGCAGGGTTGTCTGGTCGTGGAGCGACATGACGAAAAAATAATACTGCAAAGACGAGGATTACATGGACGCACTTTTAGCGATTGTTTTGTTTTTTAGTTTGGCCTATCTTGTGTATGCTTACTTTAAAATTAAAAAGAATAAAATAAAAGGCAAACAAACTGAGTCTAGTTTTTATCCCCCCCAGCATCAAAAGAAACAGCCTCCAAAGCGACGAAAAAGAACAGTCCAACCTGCCAAGCCAACTTTTTCAAGCACAAACCCAAAAAAATTTAATAAGCCCAAAGATGTTGTCGAAAGACTGGCTAATTCTTCATACTTGGATGACACATACAATGATGAAGAAAAATTTATAAATATGGTAGAGTCGCATATAGACAGTGATAAAAGAACGCAGGTAAGAAATGCGCTAGAAAAGGCTGTTGAAAATTTTCCCGAAAGATTACGGGTAGATTTAATTGAAAACAACAACTATTATTTATGCCTGTTGGAGATGTTTAATAATGATCTGAAAAACCTTTTCCGTTTACTAGAAGAGAATACAGCGCTCAGCAGGGAAATAAACAAGTGCGTTGACAAGAAGGAAATATTTAATATTATTGAAGAAGGTTTGAGTGACGATTTTCAAAATAATGGCGATATTGAATTTACAAAATTAAGGCAAAAAATAAATCCAACTAGTTTTTGGCTCGACGAGGCTATTAAATATTTTGTAGCCAACAACCAAAAAGAAATAAGTGAAACCATAAAAGCATTCGAGCAAGAGAAAGCAGAGTTGGCTTTTGTTAAAAATGCCGAAAAATGGATTTTTTCTTTTTTTAAGGAACATCAATGCGAAGTTGAAAGTTATAAAACTAAAACTTATACAGTTTTTCATCAGAAAAACAAAAAAAGCTCCTGGCTAGTTCGTTATCATCCCCACAAGCATAACCCGAAAGTTGAAACTCGTAATAAAGAATTTTTTACGGTTGCTTCTTTCCAAGACTTAGAGCGATTAAAGCCGACCCTAAAACAAATACTGAAAAATTTAGCTTAGCGCCGCCTTCCGTCTTGCTTCCAGCAAGCCCCCTCCTTTTTTTTGTTTTTTGTATATCAATTTGGTTATTTTTCTTGACAATTAAATAACCATTTGGATAGTATCAGTCTCAACACAGCACGAAAACGGCGGAACCACCTCTCCGCAGGGGCGTGACCGTGCAAAAGCCGTTTTGTGCTCACCCCGGCCCGGATCAATCTGGGCCAGCCGGGAAACGGCGAAAACGGGGAGGTTGGCTGGGGATCTTTAAAAAATTTTTCTCGAAGTCCCGGGGGATAGAGCTGGGCGGTGCAGGCCGCAGATCAGGATCAAGCCGATCTGCACCGGGTCCTGGATGCGGTTCTCCCAGTGACTACCGGTCGGCGGGTGCGGGCAGGCTAGCCCAAAAACCTTAACCCGCCATCCCCCGGGGCTTTGAGTAAAACCAGAGTAATGCTGATGAACACACCGGGATTCAGGAAAAAGATGCGCCGGCTCATCTGGGGCGGCGAGATGCCTTACCGGGAAAAGGCTAGGCTATTTGAGCTGTTGGCCAGATCCGGGCCGGAGGCCGCCTGGTTCCGGTACAAACGATGGAGGTCGGGATGCAGTACAGAGAATGGGCAAATCTCAGCGTAGGGCTGCGAGAACGAATCTTGCGCCAGGCGATGTTTGAACAAATGCGTCAGGCAAACAAATTCCCACTCACCACGCCGGCTTTATACAGCCCGCGGCAAAACGGCAAGTGGCCTGGAAGGGGTTTGGAAACATTGCAGGGAGATAAACAGTGGGCTTCTCACGCGCAAAACAGCGCCAGTATATAACCCTGCACTCATTGACGACGTTAGAACCGTTTGTCCGCGAGTGCCTGCCCCAGGTCCCGCGCAAGTCGGCTGATTGCCTGCGGCGTATCGAGCGCCGCAGGTCCGGTATGCTCTCGGCCTATGCGATAACCGAAAAAGAACGCCGGGCGGTCATCCGCAAATACCTGCGGGCGACAGCCAGGTACGCGGACGACGAGGCGGACATCAATCCGGTCGAGTACGTCAGCGCCTGCCTGCTCATGGTTGATGACGTCAGCCGTGAAGTCTCCGGCCGGGTCCCGGCCCGCGAGCGCCGGGAGTGGGATTTGCTCACCCAGAGTCTGTTTACCCTGGCCCGACATCTCGACCCGGATCTGGATCATCCAGGGCAGGCGAATGGGCAACGATTAGGAGAGATAGTGATGCGGGAATTCGGGGGATAATATTTTTCACTCACTGCGCCGGCTCCGTGCGGCGCGCGGCAAACCTGCAGGCGGCCTCCCCGGCCGGGTCGGTAGTAGCTGCGCGTAATAGAAAACGGGCCCCGGCAGCATCCCGGGAAAACTCCTTTCCACCTTGGGGGTCCGGCACTCGTTCGCGGGTGCCGGATAAAAAAACAGGAGGATAATATGCTGAAACAAAAAGGGCTATATGTGACGCCGAAAGAAGTTGCACGGGATTATTTGGCCGAGGTCATTTGCCGTGATCTGGAGACCGGCCTGGCCGAGGTCCTGGACAGCAACCCCACGCGCAAGGAGCGCATAAAAGTAGAGGAACAGATACGCAAACTGCGCCTGCGGGCGTTGAAGACAATAAAAGGAGCGGCAAATGTCCGGATCATTAAATAAGGCAATAATAGTCGGCCGCCTGGGACGAAGCCCGGAATTGCGCTACGCAAAGAGCGGCACCCCGGTCACGAACCTGAACGTGGCCACGGACGAGTCATACACCGACCGCGCGGGCAACCGTGTTGAGCAGACAGAATGGCACCGTGTAACTGTATTTAATAAGCAGGCCGAGGCCTGCGCCCAATATCTGAACAAGGGCAGTCTGGTCCTGGTTGAGGGCCGCATCCAGACCCAAAAATGGGAGGATAAGGAGGGCCGGGACAGGTACACTACCCAGATAAAAGCCCAGCGCGTGCAATTTCTGGAAAGCAAGGGGACGCGCAGCTCCGGACCCGGCAACAACTCCGGCGCGACTCAACCCGAGACCCCGCCAAACGGTCCGGCGTTCCCAAACGATGCCGCAGGAATGGATGACGCACCGTTCTAATTTTATGGTTATACCTTCAAAGCGAGACCTCATGCTGAAAATATTAGATCCATGTTGTGGCAGTAAAATGATGTGGGACGACCGAGAAAACGAAAACGTTATTTTTGGAGACCAGCGCCGGGAAACTATCACTGTCACCGACCGATCTCATGGAAAAGCAGATGGCAAGCGGACGCTTGTAATCGAGCCGGATATTCAGCTTGATTTCCGGGATCTGCCTTTTCCTGACAGCTCTTTTAAGTTGATAGCCTTTGACCCGCCGCACTTAACCAGAGCAGGTAAAAAAAGCTGGATGGCCGCTAAGTATGGGAAGCTGGGCAAGAACTGGCGGGAGGATTTGCGGCAAGGCTTTCAAGAGTGTTTTCGGGTGTTGGAAGTCGGCGGGGTTCTCGTTTTTAAATGGAACGAGATACAGGTGTCCACTAAAGAAGTTCTCGGGCTTTCTCCGCAGAGTCCTCTTTTTGGGAATCTGTCGGGCCGAAGCGGCAAGACGCACTGGCTTGTGTTTATGAAGGTATAACCAATCAATCAACCGGACGCGATAAGGCCGCGCCGGTTATTTCAATCGTTAGTTTTCAGGGGGGATCGCATGGATGAAATTAAAGTTATCGATAGGACAGAATCAGTTTCAGAAAGCGTTTTTAAAGATATTGTTACCTTTTCGTTTTTAATCTTTTGCATTTGGATCAGCCAGGGAAGCACGTGGTGGACGTTTTTTACCGGAACCATAACTCTTCTGGCATTGTGGTCCCGCCTTGCTAGTGCTTTCAAGCAAAGAGTCCACACGTTTAAAACAAAAACCGAGCTTATTGAATGGGCGAACTCTTTGGATTGGCCGGACAAAAACTAACCACTCAATCCAGGCGGTCGCAGCCGATGGGACTTACAGGCCATGAGCTGGCGCGACAATGCACCGGCCAGAAAAGAACCGCATGGGATGCGGCCGGCTACTAGCAGATGGAGGGCGGACGTGGACATAATTGACAAGATCTACATGGTCCTGGGCGGAGCGGTTTTCCTGGCCGCGGTGCTGGTTATCTGCGTGCTCCTGGGGGTGTTCGCATGAAAAAGCAGTGCGCAAAGTGCAATACCTGGATGCAGCTCCCTGGAGATGGGGAGGCGGTTAAATACTGTAAGAAGTGCCGGGATCTGATGCGGAAAAATGGATTTATTTTTTGCTGCATCTGCGGGGAGTTTTTTGAATATAACTCCCGGACGCCGAGCCGGCGCACTTGCTCGGACGGGTGCAGAAAAGAGCTGCAGCGGCAAAACCAGCGCAAGTGGGATAAGGGCCGTAAGCAGTACGGTCCCAACCGCGTGCAAAAGGTCAAGCCTCAGAACCAAGGCCAGGTGCACGACCCGTTCCAGGAGATTGACTACCACCCCGGCTGCCCCGGGGCCGGGCATGCGCAGTTTAGCCCGGTGGTATAGCCGGAAGGAGGATAAAATGGACAAATATTTTAGTTTTGACGAACATGACGGTTTTGAACTGCACAGCACAATGGAAGAAGCTATCGAATATGCTCAGGCTGCTTTGGATGCTGAAAGAGATGAGGCTATAGAAGATGGAGAATGGTATGATGAGGTAGAAACCATATGCTGTGGTGTGGTGACTTGGAAATCCAAGGCTAAAATTCTTTCGCCAGACATCGTGGACTATGAGCTTATAGAAATCGCAGAATAATCCATCATGCAGGGAGTGGCGGAATTGGTAGACGCCCCTGTTTGTTCCCGTAGGACTCAAGACTATTTCGGTCTTCCTATTTGGGAGCAGAAAGACTGGATATTAGACAGGCCCAGTATTTGCAGGTTCAAATCCTGCCTCCCTGCATCAAATATAAAAGCAGGAGCTAAATGATGAAGAAGACGAAAGGGACTGAATTGTATCAACGACAAATTGCATCGCTCAAAATTGAGAATGAGCAAGATGCTTTGATGTACGAAATTTGGAGCCAATTTCCTTGGATGATTGATGTTTATACTGGCAGTCCGGGAGATAGCAAATATAGGGAGATTATCAGCTGGTGCAAGGAACAGTTTGGCTTAGACGCATGGCCAATTCATGGCAGGCCCGGTGATTGGTATATTGGCGGGGCAACTATCCACGGCTGGGCCTGGATGGGCTTCCGAACAAAAGAAATGATGGAGCAATTTTGTAAAGCGTGGGGGTGCGACAATGTCAGATGACCAGGAACGTATATACTCTTTAATCCGGCAACTGCGTTTGATCGCCCTGGCGCAACGGAATGTTGTTTATGCGGCAGCACTTTACGATGCCGCGGACTGGCTGCAAAGGCTGGCCGGTCTGACGCGGGAGCAGGTGGATGGGGTGAATAAATGAATAAGAATAGAAATGCCGCGGAAACTGTTAAGCGTGAGTACCGGCACACAATCTGGGAATTTATGCCCGGCCTGGAGTTTCGCCCCAGTGGAAAGCGGTACACTTCTGAAGAGCGGAGGCGAGTTCGGCATGATGAAAAGCTCTAAGTCAGTCTATATAGTTGTGGCCTGGAACAACCCCTACACGAAACCGCCAGCCGGCCAGGATGTCGCGCTGATCTGGGGGAGGGCTCCTCGAGAAAAGATGCAGGAGCTGTCCAACATCATAAAAAAGAACGATCCTACAGACCTTGGGTCCGGATATTCACAGCACTGGTGGTTCGATCCGTTTAGAAGAACGAACTTTAAAATCGGGGCCGTCTTGGCCGAACGGCGCAAGAAAATGAAGCTCAAAAAATTCAAGCAGCAGCTAAAGCTACCCGGCCTGGCCGAGCAGGGGTTTCGGGATATGCTGCGTGAGCGTCCCGAATATTTTGACCCGGACGAGATCGAAAAGCGGCAGCAGGAAAAGCGCGATTATGAAGATCGCCATATCCGGCATTTGCAGGAAAACATGTTCCCGCCCGAAAAAATGGTGGTGGATCTGACATGATAGTGGACATAGACGGCCTGGCCGAATTCCTGCATACGACCCGGAAAAACCTTTACCACACCTGGCGGCAATATCCGCACTTCTTTAAGGTGAGCCGCACCGGCTCCCGCTGCGGGAAGAACGCCCTGTTTGACACTGATGACGTGCTGGCGTATCTGAAGCAAAATTTCAGCGGTGGTGGGTATGGCAGTCACGGAGTATCAGACCAAAAAGGGTCGCAGGTATCTGGCCACGCTGTGGATGGACGGCAAACGCGTGGCAAAGCGGGGCGGGTTCGTGACCAAGAGCGCGGCCAGGATCTGGCTGCGAGAGAAAGAAAGCCAAATAAAGTCTGGTTTGAGGACCGACACGGACTTCTTGGCGGTCGCGGAAGCGTACCTGACTGATGCTCACGATCGCCTCAAATACAACACCTACATTTACAAACGGTCGGTGCTGAAAAAGCTGACCGCCCACCTCGACAACCCCAACATTTCCATTGGCGAACTGGACCGCCAATCAATCAAAGAATTCCTGGCCTGGGCGAAACGGCATATCTCGGCCAAGGCTGCAAACAAATACCGCATAGAGATCAGCGCGCTTTTCAACTTCGCCGTACGCGAGGGCCTGTTCGCCGGCCCTAATCCGGCGGCTGGACTGACTCCCTACGCGGTCACGAAAAATATCAAGTACATCCCCCCGGCTGACGATCTGGCCGAGGTCCTGCGCGTCGCGGACGGCTGGCAGCGTGATTTCGTACTGCTGCTGATGCACACCGCGGCCCGCATTTCCGAGATCCGCAAGCTCAGGTGGGAGGATGTTGACTTCGCCCGCGGGCTGATCACGCTCTGGACGTCAAAGCGCCGGGGCGGAGACACCGAGCCCCGACAGCAGGCGATGAATGATGCCGCCCGGGAAATATTGCAACGCCGCTTCGCAGGTCCAGAGCGACACCGCTCACACGTCTTCGCAAATCCGCGCACGGGCAGGCCATTCGACCGCCAGTCCCGAGATATTAAATATCTATTCCATGATCTGTGCACGGCCGCCGGGGTGCCTACGTTCACCGCGCACAGTATCCGGCACTACATCGCCAGCGCCCTGGGAGATGACCGCCAGGACCTGCGCTCCGTGCAGCAGTTACTTGGTCATCAGAATATAAAGACCACCCAGATATACCTGCATGAACTATCCGTGGACCGCAAGATGGGCGACACGGTAATGCAAATCTCCAACAAAATCGCCAATAGAATCGCCAATGAAAACGAAAACGCCAATAAAAAAAGCCCCGATGATGGGGCTTGAATCCAGGTATGTGGCGGAGAGGGAGGGATTCGAACCCTCGGTACCCGGTTAGGGCACACACGATTTCCAATCTTTTCCCGACATCCGCCGACCGGGTTAAACGCCTGTAAAACTTAACTTTGTTTTATTTTCTATTAGTGAAAATTGGCGATTTTTACACAAGATCGCCAATGAAATCGCCAATAGAAATTGGCTATTTTCGGCGCGTCAACAGGGCGGTTTGTACATGCGGGCGGCCACCCTGTCAACAGGGAATAGAGCAGCCGGCTCCGGGTGATTCGGGGCGGTGTTGGGCGGTAGGCTTGCCGGGGTGGTTGAACAGCCGTCGGTTGAGAATTCGCGGACAGTGGCTATAGCCCGTTTGATTCTGCCCGGCACCACCTATTCCTCCCCGTCTATTTCCGGCTCGCCGGGCAAGTCGATGGAACGCACGGCGTCAATGGCCGCGGACCGGCTTTCATAGTCCGATTCCTGCACGGCCAGGATGTCCTGCTTGGCCAGGTAGTAGCCCATCACCACATGCTGCTCTATAGCTGTTTTTTTGTCCTCCAGCACATCCATGATCGCCTCCGCTCCGCCATAGCCATCGAGCATGTCCTGCAGGTACAGATTGTAGCGGTCAATCACTGTCTGGTCTGTGACCGTCCCCTTGGCAATACCCAGGCCCAGGACCACGGCCCGGGTCAGGTCGGCGATTGTGTCCTGGTCGTCGCCCAGTTCGAGCGTGAGCCGGGTGCGCATCTTGTTTTTCAAATACTGCACGCGGCGCAGCTTTTCGCGCTCCAGCTGCGTCTCGTCGCCGGTTAACTGCTGGCCGTAGATATCAAATTCGTCCATACGAGCCTCCGTTTGTGTGATTTGGGGAGCCGATTAAAAAGCAGGGGGTTGCCGGAAATGATTACCTGGGCCATATAACGCAACGACTGAGTATGCTGGGCATGGCCAATCAGCGAGATTACCGATTCCAACTTACCCCTGAGCACTGCCCGGCGAAATTTGTGCAGGCTGTATTTGCGAATGAGCCGGTGTGTGGCCCAGGTGCGATAACCAACAAAATTTATGCCGCGCTTGGCTCGTGCCTGTGTAAATTTGGACAGGGAAAGCCGTAACCGCTTCCGTAAAAACTCCTCAATGGCCTGCTTGTACTCCATGGCCTGCTGTCTGGAGAGGCCAAACAACACCATGTCATCCACGTAGCGGGCATAGCGGCTGACCTTGAGCTGGCGCTTAATGAATTGATCCACCGGGTTGAGATAAATCAGGGAGTCCAGCTGCGAGAGCAGGCACCCGATAGGGATGCCCAACTGAGAAGGCATCTTCGTAAACAGCCACAGCAGGCGCAATAATGCCGTGTCCTTGATTTTGCGCATCTTGAGCTCGTGCAGGACCGGGCGGGAGATGGAATAGAAATACTTTTGCACGTCGAGTTTCAGGGTGTAACTATTCGGGTGACAGGCGCGCAGGGCACGCTGGGTATAGTCACTGGCCCGATGGGTCCCTTTGCCCTTGCGACAGGCAAACGACGTATCAATAAACACCCGGTCCCAGATGGGATAGATATGGCGATATATAGCATGCTGGACAACCACGTCCCGGAAAGCCGGGGCGTAGATTCGGCGATGCTTTGGCTCGTGCACGTCAAACTCGTAATATGGCTGTGGCACGTATTCACCGGCATGCACTTCCCGGTGCAGAGCAGTCAGATTGGCGCCCAGATTAGCGGAAAACCGATGGCAGGCGTGTTTTTTCCGCTTGCCGCGCCGTGCATCGAGATAAGCGCGGTAAAGATTGTCCATGGTGAAAGCCTGCTCAAAAATGTGTCCGTACCGTTTCATATAAGCGCCCCGCCCCGACGGTCGGCCGCCCTACTGGAAGGGGCGGGGCTTGCGTAGTTCGGCTGCGCCTGGACAGACAATCCCTGTGCTCCACTTTTCCCGCTGCGGGATTTGAGGTGAAAAGCACAGTCGCACCGGAAGCCAACATTGTTGTTCGAGTTCGTCCGGTTGTTGTTCAAGTTGAACGCCCACACACCGGACTTCGAACCGTTGCTCCAGTTGTAGCACGAAAGCGCGCACATAATGTTGCCTGCCCAAATATTTATTACCATTGGTTGACCTCTTTGACTTTTTTGATCCAGGCCCCGATCATCCTACCCAACTCATCGACCAGGACACTGATCGTGGTGTAGCGATGGGCCTCCATTTCTTCCGGGGCCTTGGTGTCGGTCTTGCCGTCTTTGAACCGAAAATAGCCAAGTTCATAGGCCAGATAGAGTTGCATGCGCAATTTTTCGTGGGCCAGGTCCAGAGCGGTTAGCGAAGTCTTTTTATAATACCGCTTTTGCCCCTCGGATATATAGTCATAGATTGCATAGGCGTTGTCCCGGATACGCTGGCACAATGCGTAGCGCTCATGTTTAGGAAAATGATTCAGGTAAATGCTCAAGAGCTTAATCATTTCACAAAATTTCCTGTGTAACGATGCTTCGCCGTCAGGGCGTTGTTTCATGCCATGCCCTTGTCGCGCTATCGCGCGACCAGATCAGGGTAACAGGCGCACCGGAAGCCACCATAGGCGCTCGAGACCGCCCGGCTGACGCCCAAGTAGAACGCCCACCCACCGGACCGCGAACCGTTGCTCCAGCCGCAGCACGAAAGCGCGCACATGTCGGCGCGGTGATACTCGCGCAAATAATCCTCGCCAAATAGGTCCGAGCCGCCGGATGATTTGGCGTCCGAGTCCTTGGGCAACCCAATGCCAGTCATGCGGTATCCGTCGCCGGACAGGGCTGCGGATAGTGTCTGGTGTCCGGGGTTGCCAAATCGATTTGTCGCATCCGCCGCGATGTGCCCCAGGGTTATCACACTATAAAGCGTTTCCAGGTGCGTGGCATCGCCCCAGGCGTCCGTGGCTGCGCCGCCTGTGCCGGATGTGAGCGTGGATATTTTGGTCGATTCGTCCAAAACATAAAAATCGTTATCGCCAGAGTCACGTACAAACCCGGTGTTGACCTCATACATCAGGCCATTGACGTCTGCGATGCCGCAATTTTGGCCGTTGTGGGTGGTCTTGGCAAACGGCGTGCCGGAGCCGGTCTTGCCGCAGTTGGAATACCCGTCCGATACGTAGGTCACCTCGGCGTCGTCGGTGTCGCCCAGGGAATTGTCGTTGCAGCCCTTGGGGTAATTGTTGCTGGTCCCGTACCAGGCGCAGTATGTTGTTGATGTCGCCGCCTGGCCGTGGGCCAGGGAGGGCAGCCCCAGGGCGGACTGGACAAACCGGGAGCTTGCAAAAAACCGCGAGTTCGAGTTAACTGCTCCGTCCACCCCATCCCGGGCATGAGCCGCGGCAATACATTGATAGTAATTGTTGGAATCGCAGGCTGTCAGATCGGCTATGGGGTTATGGTCCGCGTGTGTGCTTATCGGCAAGCCGTCCTTAATACTGGAAGCGACATAGCCGGAACCCTTGGCATTCTTGGAGCACATGTACTTATCCACGAACACGCCGGGATGCACGGCCATGTTGCCCTCACCGTCGCCGTCTTTAAACGCCCGGTGCAGGGCGTAGCCGACGATATTCGCCGCCGCCTCGCCGGAGAACGTCTCGACACCCTTAATGTCCACGTCATTTGGGGCATAGGCGCTATGTGTCGGGTTGTCGGAATGATTGATGCGGTAATAAAATTTGGGCACAAACACCATGACCGAGCCGTCTTCGAACTGGTAATTGCCGTAGTTGTCGTTGGTCGGGTCGGTGTACCCCGAAAGCGGAGTCATGCCGTCAAGGAGCACTTCAGGCGGACAAATACCAGCACCAAACCCAACCTGTCCGGGGGTGCCGATAACTCCGGCACTCATGGTAGCCGGGAGTTCGCCGTTTTCGTTCCACTTAATAAGCAACCCGGCAGACTGATCGCCGGGCACCGCAACAGCCGCGCCTTCAGCCGCGCTTACCGCTTCGCTGTCCGTATAACGAGAGTGATGGTCATCTGAGTTAACATCTGTAAGGTCTTGATGTGAGCCGGAAAAATAATCGTGCTGTGCGGTCGCACCGTGATCCGCGTCATTATTTACCGCACTTACCGCTTCGGAGTCTGTGTAGCGGCTGTGGTGGGCATCTGAAATATCAGCATGATCGGAAATATCGCCATCTATCTCGCTTTGGATGTCGGCCAGGTGACTGCCATCCAGGGTGTCCGCATCCGTAGCCGTGTCCGCGTTGCCGGTTATGTCCACGGAAAGGGATGTTTCGGCGTTTACCGCACTAACCGCCTCACTGTCTGTATAGCGATTATCCTTGAGCCAGGTCAGGGCCGCGGCCACGTCTCCCTGGTCCACCTCGGAGTCGTCAAACACCCCGGAAGCCAGCTGGTCCAGCTCGGCCTCGGCCATGCTCTGGGTGTCGTCAAATTCGGCTAATGTAGTCCGATAGGCGTATATGACAGCAACAGGATAACTATCTGGAGTATCACTAAGAGTATAATTGCCGTCAGCATCCAGCGCGACCGTGACCGGGCTGCCCGCAGAGGTGAGAGGCGTTTCCCAATTCGGTGCTCCGTCCGTGCCAATCTGGCTCGCGACAGCATCAACCCCATCCGGCCAGCGGTCGAGCGCGATAGATCCCGACGGCGGCGTGACAGTTCCCGTTGTTCCGCTAGTAACTTCCGAATACCAGTATGCTGTGACATGTATATCCCTCAACTGTTTTAATGCGGCATGCACCGCGTCCTCGCTGGGTGCGGTCTCAATGTTGCCGTCGGTTATGGAATTGTTTACCGCGGCCTCGCGTGCGTCCCGGGCGGTGAACCCGAGCATCTGTAAATAGGTCTTCATTTTACGCCCCCAGTTCGTGCAGGATCACATCCCCGGCATCCACCGCCTCGCCGAACTGCAGCACCAGTTTGTGCACGTACCAATACAGGCCGCTCAGGGTGCGCAGGGTGTTGGCCGGGACCATGTATCCGGGGGTGTTTGCGGCCGCGTTCAAAAGGACGGTCATGTCCGCCGTGCTTTGGTTGTAGATCTCCAGGCGGTCGCAGCCGTCCTGCAGGTCGATGGTCTGCGGGTCCCCGGACCCGGAGCTGGAGATATCCGAGTGCACGGCCAGGACCGGATTGTAGTATGGCTCGGGGCTGGTCTCGGTCCAGTCAGCACCGGCCAATAGATACTCGGTCTGCACGGTCTCCCCGGGGTAGACCCAGACACTCTTGTGCTCCGCGTTTATCACATTCCGGGCCGCATCGGATTCGTTCTTGTAAGTAGGCATGATATCCTCCGTTCGTTATTTTTCCTCGATTTCCATTGTTTCCTGGGCCCGGCCGATAAAGTAGCTGATAAACCCGACGGTGATCGACTCGCCGTTTATATCCGCCGTGTCTCCGGGGCGCAGAAACAGATCCACGTTGCAGCGGTAGCGGCGCTTGCCGTCCGCGTTTACCGTGCGGTAGCTGGCCCCGGTGAGGGTGACCACGGACGGATCCGGGGTGCTCACGGTGCGATGCCCGGATAAAGTGATCGACCTGGATTTGCCCCCCCAGTCCGGACGGATGTCCTCCAGATCAACCACGGCGATTTCTTTAAGCTGCAGCTCCCCGTCCGAGTACAACACACCCCGGTCCAGTTTCATGGCCCCGTTCGGCCGGGCGGAGATTTCATCCAGGTATCCATAATCGGGCACGACAACGCTCATATATGATGGCTCGCCGTCCCGGCGGCGCATCTGGCAGCTGGAAACGGGAATGATGACATCACTCATCCCGTCCCGGTCCCCGGTGAGAGTAAAGCGGTAAACGGTCTGGATGTCCTGACGGACCGGGAAAACGAATGTCTCCGCGTCTTCCCACTCCGTACCCGGGCTGGAGACCCACTCGGATTCGCTGCTCACCCACTGCATGTAATCCGCTCCGGATAAAATGTCTGATAAAACCAGGCGTTCTCCCGGACAATGCGCTCGCTCAACTCCACCCCCAGCACCGCATCCCAGTCCTCGGCCACCGGCCGGATGCAGGAATCGGTCAGGCGGTGATCCCCGAGCGGGGCGTGCACCCCGTCATGCTCCCGGGGCCGGGTGGGGATGTTTTGCAGGTCATGGGCAAAGCGGTCCTCGTCAATATACGCATATAGCCGGTCCAGCTCACGCTCCGGGGCGGCGCAGAAATCCTCCATGCGCACGAAGCACATGGCCTCGGCGTGCCGGGTGTGCAGGGCCTCTTTTATCTGGGTCGCGGCCGGGCCGAGCGGGGCGGAGTTCAGCCAGTGCCCGACCCGTCCGGGCAGGTCCAGCATGTGTCCGTCCCAGGCAAACTCCGGGTTATGGCGATATTTCTTTTCCTGGCTAACTACGCAGCCGCGCAAATCCCGCACCGGAACAATCATCTTCAGCCCCGCGCCAAATACTCGGGTGAGCAGATCACACTGCCCGGTCCAGCCCCGGCCTTTATCCGCCCCGACCGGGGCGGAGAAATAGCCGAGTATGGCCCCGCGCACAGCAGAGCGAAACCGGGCCCGGGCCAGATCCTGATCCAGATAGGCCCGGCGCTGCGGGGAATTGGTAAACGCCTGAGTCATGGCTCCAATGTATTCGCAGAGCGGGGAGGTAGGAGTGACCTCAAAACGCTGGTTCTGGGCCAGGACATTGGCCAGCAGGGTGGACCCGGAGCGGGGCAGGCCGCCGAAAAATACAACCTTATCCGCGCTCATTATTCATCCTCCACAAACAGGCCCTGGAAATACACACGGCCGGACAGGGTATCAGCAGTGGCCGCGGTATCCACGGTCGCGGACAAGGTGCTCACCCCGGCATCCTTGTCCAGGGCCTGCCGCCGCTCCCGAGCCCCGGCCGAGTCCAGTCCGGTGGTTTGAGCCGAGGCGGAAAGGGTGGCCGGGTCGGCTGACCCTTCACCAAAGCTCACGGACGGCTGCCGAAAATAACTGATCGAACCATCCGCCGTGGAATCATCCACACTCTCGGATACATGGATCTCGGTTTGATCGTTTTCGGAGTCATAGGTAAGCGAGGACACGGTATATGTCCCGTCGTTGCCGGTGCTGCCGCTGACGGTGAACTCGTCCCCGGTATCCACGGCCGCGGATTGGTCCCCGGAGACAGCCAGCCAATCATTTGATGTGTCCACGGCGGTGATGGCCCAGTCAACCGCTGCCTGCTCGGTGATGAGCACGCCGACTTCGTTGGGGAAAAACCCGGCCCCGGTGGGCAGGCTGATCTCGGTGTCCCCGGCCGCGGTTAGATCGACCACCCCGGACATGACAGTGGTCTCCGCAGCCGCAAAATCAAGCATGGGGTGCTTCCCGGAGGAATTGGCGGTCTTGCGGGTGCAGATCCCGCCGGAAATAATCGCGGCATAGCTCGCGGCCCCCTTGGCCTTGTAGCCCACAGCCAGACCTAATTGCGAGGCGTGGGCCTGATATCCCACGGCCACAGCCCCGTTGCCTGCATACGCTTTATAGCCCATTGCGGCGGCGCTATTTTTGGCTTCCGCAGAATAGCCCACCGAAACAGAGGAATATTCGGTTGTAGTATATGCACCGACGGCAGTGCTGCCTGCTTTTGCGTGAGCATGGCTACCTCCGGCAAATCCATCGTAGGAAGCATAACTCATATTGCCGATGGCCACAGTCTCCGCCTTGGCCTGGGCATTATACCCAATAGCCACGGCCACGGCACCCGCCTTTGGTCCGTCCCCAATGGCAACAGATTCCGCTCCGGCATATATGTTATAGCCAATAGCAACAGCTTCCGCTCCAGGGGCGTCATCCGGCTGAGTGGAACTATAAGCCAGACCATATCCTATACTTACCCCGCCCCAGCCTGATTCAACATTATGGCCCACGGCCACGCCGTTGTACCCAGCCGTTGTTTTGCCGCCCACGGCCACGGCCCCCTGGTTGTCGGCGGACGCATTGTAGCCCACAGCTACGGAATAGCTCCCACCACTGTCAGCCCCGGGCCCTACAGCAGCGCTATAATTAAACGCCTCGGCGCCCTTCCCTATAGATACTGACTCCTGATAAGCCTTCACATCCTTGCCAATGCTTACACAATAATAGTCCGCCTTGGCATTTTTCCCGACCGTGACAGCATACTTCTCGGCATGGGGGCTGCCATTATCAGACCAGCCAATGGCCACCGCGCCCTTGCCCAGGGCAAAGGGCCCATATCCGATGGCCACCGAATAATCTCCATAGGCTACTCGGTGCGATGCAGGCCGGCCTGTTTGCAGGTTCAGCGCCTTGCTTCCCCGGGCGTTTTGACCACCATGATCCAGTCCGGCCAAATCGCGGGGCAAGTTCTCCTGCACCCCCTTGACCGGGAGGGCCCCGCTTTCTCCTACGCTGATCCGGCCATAATGCACTTCTATCAGATTGGACGTGAGCACCGGGCTGCCCAGGTTGATTATGGTCTTGTTTTCCGCGGAGTTATATGCAGCGGACAGGACATAGCTGTATTTGTAACCGTCCGATCCGCAGTTGGCCCGGATGCGCCTGTAAACCGAAAATTCCGAGGTCCTGTCCCCGGTCACGGAAAACCTGTAATTCCAGGGAATGGCTCCGTCCACAGTAGAGTCGGAGACACTCTCCTGAACATTTATCTGCGTCTCGTCCCGGTCCGGGGGGTAATAGCCCAGCGAGGACACGGTATATGTCCCGTCGTTGCCGGTGCTGCCGGCCACGGTTATCTGCACCGCCCCACCGTCCAGATCCACCTCATCCCCCAGGATCAGATCCACCTTGTCCCCGGAGATGAAAAACGTGTCATTCACGTTGTCTAAATCGACTATGGGCCACAGGACCTCTTCAAATGTAGCGGTTATTCCAGACATTTTCGCCCCTATGATATTTTTTCCTGGATCAATATTTTAATTTTTGCCGTGCCCTTATCCATGTTCACGCTGCTTATGCACCCGCTAAACACCCCGTCCGGCTGGGAGACGCGCACGCTTGAATATGTGCGGGTGATGTATTGCAGGCGGGCAAACGTATCCGCGGAAACCCCGGTCTGGCGGATATCCAGGGTGCGGTCCCCGTGGGAAAAACCCTGGTCGTCGATGCTGCACCCGCCGTCCAGAGTGGCAGTGCGGGACACGCGCCGGGTGTTGTCCAGCAACCTGGAGTCAACATCCGGCTGAAGCAGCACATGCCCGTTCAGATCAAAATCTTTAGTGGTGATGGACAGCATCTACTGATCCTCCGCAGCCAAGTCGTTATAGAAAGACAAATTCTCAAAATAATCGGCCAGGTCCTGATCATCTTCCGGATAATCCAAAACTACTCTGAACGGGCAAGCTGTTCCGCCCTCCGCCTCGTATCGCTTTGACGAATATTTTGTTGCGCCATGCGTTCTGCTTACAACCGCATAGCCGGCCTGGTGGTTTCGCTTGCCGACAAAAAAGGGCATGGGTTCCGTGCCTGCCCCGCCTATTTCCAGCTTGTATAAATCCAGCGGGTGGTGCTGGGCATAACCACATCCGGATTCCCGATCATCACAGATAACCCCGGTAAATGGCCCTATGCTTATCGCGTTATCCTCCGGAGGAACCCATTCGGAGCCGTTCCACTCCCAGTCCTGGTGCAAATACTGCACGAACTCATAATTCACGATCTCCGCGTAGTCCGTGCCGGGGTCCCCGGTGTGCACGTACCGATACAAAACATTGTACACATTCCCGAAAAGGACCACGTTTGTAAGCCGCACCTCGCGGATGTCCTCGCCGTCCCCCGGCGTAGTCAGGTTTTCCTGCAGATATATTTTCGCGGTCTGATAGTCCGGGCCGTATTCCGTAGAGGCGATGGTGTATGTGCCGTTATTGGCGTCGCTGTTTATGAGCTCTATTTCGTCCCCCTGATCCCCGATTACCCGGGCGTAAGAGTCGGCGACATAAATCCAGTTTTCGGCCACGCTGTAATCGTCGATCGCGAAAACCCGGTCCTCCGCGTTGGACAAAACCGCCTCCACCTGCAGGGCCAGGAGATAGTTGGAATAGATGCGGATGATTCCGCAGCTGTTTTCGCCCACCCCGGTGATGATTTCCGCCGGGGTATGGTGCACCAGTACATTGCCTGCGGAGGTGATTTCCACGTCTCCGGATTCCGGCTCGATGCTGATCGGCCGGGGCAGCCTGGTCATGCAGTTTTTGTCCTTCAGTTCCTCGTAATAGCGCAGGGGCTGGTTCGGGGTCTGCTCCAGATAGAATATGCCCTGGTCCGTGTTCGCGACCATGACCGCGTGCGGGGTGCCGTCCAGGGTGCAGTACAAGAGATCCATGGCGTCCGCGGGGAAACCGGCGTCCGCGAGTTTCTGCATCTTGGTCAGGGCATAGTCCTCGCAGTCACCGGAACCGCCGGGCACGGCCATAATATCCCAGGTCTCGTCGATGTCCTCCAGGTATGTGGTGTTTTCATTGACGTCAGTGTTCACGGCCTGCAGGGTATCCTCCCAGTCCGTGTACGGGACCTCGGAAAATTCGGCATAGGAGCGGGGCCGCCCCCCGTCGCAAATGGGATGTCCCGGATATCTGGAGCAAAAGTCCCATATCTGGTTGGCCCGGGGGAATATATCCAGGGCAAACTCGGTTTTCGAGTGCGCGGCGTGGATCACAGATGAAACTCCGGACCCGTCTATGGTGAAATACTCCCAGTGATCGTGCTCGGTCTCGCACGGTCCGTCCGGGGTGCTGCCGTCCGGATCGGCGAAAACCACGAGTTCCCCCCCGGCATCCTCGGTTACATAAAATTCTATATCCGAATCCAGGGGGCTGAACTTGTATTCCCGGTGCTCCGGACACCGGCTCAAAAGCACCCCGGCGCAGGGCAGGGGGGAGCTCTCGAACCCGATCACCACCGGGTCCGTGAAATCGCGGTCCAAAAATTCCACCAGCACCCGGTCCCCGTCGCTGAACGCGGCCGAGTGGCAATTCATGTACTCGATGGGCACGCCCTGCAGATCCAGATCCTGATCCACGGACAGGTCGCGCACCGAGCTGGTCTCGGAGTCCAGGGTCACGTCGCAGGTGTCCGTGTCCGTATTGATATTGCCAATCACCCCCAGGCGATACTGCGGCATCCACCGCTGCCAGCCGGGCAATAGGGCCAGATTAAAGAACGCGCCCGCCGGGGTGGTGGACATGACCGGGGTGATCCTCCCGTCCCGGGGCGGGTCGAACGCGGCCCGGCCCTCGTATCCGGGGCGGAGCTGCACGTGCTGCCTTTCGCCCGGGACCTCCACCGTGCCCACCTCGCCCTCCAGGTTGGTCACATAATCCGCGCACCAGGCGGAGATGGTTTTGTCCTCGGGCAAATTGTTTTGGATGGTTTGCACGCGCCTCTGCAAAACTGCCTTTTCCCCCTCGGCCGCGGACAGCTCCCGGGCCGCGCCCAGATACGCCTGGTGCGCGGACAGGTACACACCCTGCGCGGTCTCGATTTCCTCCCGGGTCCCGGTGTCAATGGCCGCGTTCAGATCGGCGGAGGCCTCATTCATGTCGGTCTGGGCCGAGTTTCGGGCAGCCTCCAGATCCGGGATGACCTCGGTCTCCAGGTTGTCCGCGCGCTCCTGCATGCGGGAGATATTTTGCTCGGCCCGGTCCCGGTTGAACTTGAGCTCCACGCTGTATTCAGCCTCGCCCAGATGCTGCAGCACCACAGCCTTGCCCATCTAGCCCACCCCCAAAAGGAACTCGCTGGCCTCTTCATTAGCCCGGATCTGCACGCGCTCAATTATGCGCCACATAAACGCTTCCAGCTCCGGCTCCAGTCCGGAAGCCTCGATCCGGATCTGACCGTCCCCGCTCTGCAGGGCGTCCGTCTTGGCCCGGGTGTAATCAATCTCCGCCTGGGTCAAATCCCGCTGGGTATCAAGCAATTCATCCCGGCGCTTCTGCTCCTGATCGATCCAGTCCTGGATGCGCCATTCCTTGCCGATATCGTCCCCGATGTCCGCATATGAGCCCATGAGATCGCCGATCACGTCCCCGGTGCTCTCAAAACTCTTGGCCGCGTTCTCGGCCAGGGCCTTCATCTTCTCCGCCCCGGCCTCAATGTCCGCGATGTCCACGTCCGCCTTGTACTTAAACGCCTTCTGGGCCAGCTCCCCCCGGGACTCGATCCGGGCTATGTCTTTTTCCAGCTGCTGTTCTTTGAGTTCGGTCTGCAGCTCCATTTTCTTTTCAGCCGGGATCTGGTCCACTTTTTCCTTTGTGTCCTCGGCCGTGCCCTGATCGTCCACCTCCACGTCCACGTTCTTGTTCTCATCCAGCTTTTTCAGTTTTTGCCGGATCTCCTCGACCGAGTCGTCCTCCTCGATGCGCACGCCCACGTCGTAGCCTTCGGGCAACAGATCCTCGATCTTCTGCCGCGTCTTTTCCCCGGAGCCGTCGTCCCGGACATCGACCCGCACGCTCTTTTCCTCCGGGATTCTGTCTATGCCCCGGCGCAGGTTGTCCGAGGCCTCGGCCGCGTCGTCCAGACTCTTCTGCACGTTCTCATACACCGAGTCTTTCATGTTTTTCATGGCCTGGATCTGCCCGGAGAAATCCACCAGGGGGATGTTGTCCAGGCCCTCCCACAGCTTCTGCAGCCAGTCCAGGATGGTGGATACGGCCAAACCGACCAGGGCCTGGGCGTTGTTCCAGACAAAGGATATGGAGTTGTACAGGTCGTTGAACTCCTCGATCAGGGTCATGATGATGGACAGGACCGGGGAGATGACGTTCACGAAGTTGGCGAAAAAATCTATCAGGTTGGCGCCCACGTCCACCACGCGCTGGATGGCCCGGGCCAGGCCTTCCGCCGTGGTCAGGTCCAGATCGTCGAACAGTCCGCCGAAGGCCTCCCCGACATTGCCGATGGAGTCGGCCAGATCGTCCCAGTTGACCTGCTCCATGGCCTGGGGCAGTACCTCGGCCACTTCCTCCAGATACAGGCTGAGTTCCCCGAACATTTCCCGCAGCTGATCGAAGAACGGGTCCATGGCCCCGGCGTCCACGCTCTCCTGCAGGGCGTTGACTATGGCCGTGCCCCCCTGGACCGCCTCGGTCGCGGCCAAACGGAACTCGTCGCCCACGGTGGTGGACAGATTCTCCCAGGCCGTGTCCCAGCGGTCCAGCTGGCGCTGCGCGCTTTCCAGTTGGGCCTGCAATTCCTCGGTGACCGATCCGGCGGAGCCGATGGCCGTTTCATAGACCGCGCCCACCTTGTCAAATGAATTCATAGTGGCCAGGAATTTGGCCGAGTGTTCCGCACCGGCCAGTTGCTGGGCGACAAATGTCTTCTGCCCCGGGCTTATGTCCTGAAAGGCACCGGCCACGTCGTAAAGAATATCCTTGCCGGAGCGCAGATCCCCGTTCGCGTCCCGCTGGGACACACCCAGGGTCTTGAGCCCCTCGGAAACCCGGCCGGTATCGCTGACCAGGTTGTTCAGGATTTTGGCGAACGCGGTTCCCACCCGCTGCCCGTCCTGGAATTTCTCGATGGCCGGGACCAGAAACGAGGACATCTCCTCGAAAGACAGGCCCATGGCCGAGGCGATGGGCGCCACCCGGCTCATGGCCTCGGTCAGCTGGCCCACGCTGGAGGCGTAGTTGTTGGAGATCTCGTTGGCCACGTCCAGCTTGCCCCGGGCGTCGCCCACTTCCAGGCCGAACCCCTTCATGATCTTGGTCAGGGTTTGCGTGGCCTGGGCCGCGTCCAGCTCCGAGGTGTACATCAGGGCAATGGATTCCTCGGCCAGACTGGTGGCCTCCTGAATATCATATCCGGCCTGCACCCAGCCGGCCATGGACTCGATGATCTTTTTCGAGCTTATGCCGTACTCGTTGGACAGCTCCATGGCCGCGACCTTGGCCGCGTCCAGCTGCTCCGGCTGATCGCCCAGGACTTTCTCCAGCTCGACCATGGCCGTCTCGAACTGCACGGCCTGGTCGTAGGCCTGCTTCAGCCCGGCCCCGATAAGCGCGGACACGGCCGCGCCCACTGCGGCTATGGCGGTGGCCGCCTTGGCCCCGGTAGCGGCCACCCCGCCGAAGCGGGTGCGCAATCCGCCCAGGGTATCATCCACTTGCCTTATCTGGCGCGATGCTCTATCCTCGCCATTGAGGACAACATCAATCGTTTTCTTTAAATCAGCCAACGGAGGCCTCCATGCTTACCTGTCCCAAATGCGGAGCGCCGGACATCCCTTCGGAAATGGACGTCTGCCCGGCCTGCGGGGAAAACCTGAAATATGAAAAAATGCTCAACCGAAGTGCCCGGCAAAAAGGGCAGATGGAAAAGGTGTGCGTACTATGCGGGGAGCGGGTCATGCCCAGAAAAAAGACTTCCTTCAGCGTCATAATTTTCATCCTGCTTTTAATGCTCTGGATCATCCCCGGACTCTTGTATCTCGGATACTGCATGAGCAAATCCAGGGAGGTCTGCCCCAACTGCGGCGGGGAGCAGCTGGTGCCCATAAACTCCCCGGCGGCCCGGCGCATCATTGACGCTGATTGAGCTGGCGGTAGTATTCGTCCCACAGTTCGATCTCCAGCACGGTCAGATAGCCTTCGGGAAATATATCGGGCCGGACTTCGAACAGAAACCGGCCCTTGTGGTAACAAAGAGCTAGGGCTCCCCTGACTTCGGGGTCGGCCCAGAGCTCTTTTTTTTTGCCACCTGCCGGCCCTGGCCGGTGAGGTCCATGATCTGGGTTGTGATCTGGTAGAACTCCACCGGATAGGCCTCGGCGAATTTGACCGCTGTTTCATGGTCCATGTCCGGGTCAACCGTGCCCAGGGCGAACTGCTCCAGACGCTTGGCCAGGTCATCGGGCACGGACTGGGTCACTCCGAGCATCTCGCGCATGGCCTGGATCTTTTCCTGTTGGTTCCGGCTGTGCAGGGCCTGGACCACCGCGTCCATGTTCCGGTTTTTCCGTACTGCCTCATTGCACCGGGCCAGTTCCTCGGCTGTCAGCCCGCGCACGACAAAGACCGGGTCCTCGCCCTCGGCAAACCAGTCTTTCAGGTCCGGGACCGGAACTTGCTTGGTCCGGTCCTCGAACCTGGCTTTTTTAAATGACTTTACGTCAAACCCCATTAGCTGCTGACCTCTTTGCCGGTCTCGGTCGCGGAGATGGTGCAGGACGCGCTTATATTATCCCCGGCCGGATAACTGCGGGAGATGCCCAGCTTGCCTTGGCAGAGCAGGTACGGGGATTTGTTGCGGTCCGGATAGAATTTAAACCACAGGGTCTCATCCTTGAGCCCGATCAGGTTGTCCGTGACCCCGTCTTTTAAAAGCGCGGTGAACGAACCCTGGCCCAGGCTGGCCGAGGTGGAAGCAATGGTTGCCCCGTACACCTGGGTGGAATTGACCGAGTGCGAATTTTCCGGCGGGGTGAAGTCCGAGGCGTAAGGCTGCTCGGTGAACTGCGGCTCGTAGTATTTGGCGTACACGCCCTTGGTGCTGGTAGTGCTCCCGGAGTCGTCGGAGTGGATCTCGGACAGGGCGGCAACGAACTCGACCTGGGCGTCACGGTTGGACACCTCCCAGACCGGGTAATCAAAGCGCTCGCAGTGAGTGCCCACGATCTGCTTGATCTCGTCCTCGGCAATAGGGGCAGAGGCCATGGAAGTCATGCGCACCTGGGCGATCTCGATGGAGTCCGAGGGTATCCAGGGCGGGCCTCCGGCTGCTCCGCGCTCGGATGAAAACGTGGTCCCGGACGTGGCCTCGGTGCCCTCGACCACGGCAATGGCCCCGGCCGCGGTCACAGTGATGGAGTCTATCTTGGCCACGTCATCCGTTGGCCGGGTCACGCTCTCCCCGGATGCCTCGGACACGGATGTCTGATCCCCGGCCAGATAGCAAGTCAGGGCGGCCACATCCGCTGTGTCGTTGGATGAGCCCGGAGTGACCGTGCCCCCGGTTATCAGCCCGTTGGGCCGGATCTCCGGCTCATACCCGGAGCGCGCGGAAAACAGGTCCGCATCCGAGGTATAGGTCTTGTTGTCTCCATCGTTGGTCAGGGCGGTGAAATCGGTAAAATCCTGCCCGGCCTCGTACATGAGTTTGGCTTTTTCAGCGGTCTGCACGTTTGCCATGATTTATTCCTCCAGTTATTTTAAAGTTCGGTTTGATTATATGGATCACCCAGATTGGTCGTGTAATCCACTTCCAGATTGACCTGCACGACCAGGGCCTGCTCGTCCTCGGCCGGCCAGTCCTCGACCCCGCCGCCAATGTAGCGGATATCGTCGATGTTCCCGATATTGTCCCGGCCGCCGATCAGGCAGTGGATGAGATCGCCCAGGATGGTTTCGGCCAAAACGCTTGGCTCGTTGTCCCCGCTGACCTGGATGGCGTGGACGGTGAGCGGCATGGTGCAGCGCTGCTCGCCGTACATGCGCTCGGCGGTTTCAATGCCGGGCAACAGGGCCATGGCCGGGAGATCACTGTGTGCAAACCAGGTCCGGCCGCGGTAGGCGTAGCCGTAGCCGTCGGATGTAAGTGTCTCCATCTGCGTCTTGATGTCCGCTATTATCTGCTCCCGGATGGTCGCGGCCATTTAAAACACCCCTCTTTGCTTGCGCAGCAAGTGCTCCGTTTGATGGGCCAGCTCTTTTTGCAGCCGCACCCCGGCCTGGTTCTCGATCTTTTTCATTATCTCCGGCCGGGCGGTGATGTCCTGGATGCGCGGGCCGTACAGGGCTTCCACCGGCTTGCGGTATTTGTCCGGCATGGCCGCGTATGCAGCATCGGAGCGGGTCTTCCTTTTCGTGCCGATGTAGCCGGCGTTTTGTTTTGTCTTTTTCCGCCAGCCGACCAGCTTGTTCTGGTTTTGGCCGACAAAGATAAACGCCCCGGGGATCATCTTTCGCCCCCCGGTCTTGAGCACCTTGACGGACACGCCTTTCTTGCGCTCCTTGGCCTTGTACTGCATCAGGTTGACCTGGCGGCCACTGCTGGAGACCACCCCGGAGAGCCGGGCCTTGTTCGCTTTTTTTACGGAGATGTCTTTCTTGACCCGCTTCTGGGTCAGGTTCAAAACTTTTGTCGTTTCCTTGGCCATGTCCGTCTTGACCCCGGTCAAGGACTTGTTCACCGAGCGCATGATCGCGGTGCGCGCGCCGTTTTTTACTCCCTGCAGGGCCCAGACCACGCGCTTGACGTCCATCTCGTCCAGCTGCACGGATATGGCTCCGGATCGCCTGGCCATTATACCCGCACCATTTGCGTGGTCAGGGCCAGGGTGGCAGCCAGTTCATCCCGGCTGACAATATCCCCGACCTGATATGTTACCCCATCCATGACCACCTCATCTCCGATTGCCGGGGCGGGCACATCCGCAGCCCGGACATCTATTGTCGCCGCGGCCACCCACACCTCCGGATACTGCTCAACCTGCGTATCAAACCCGCGCACACACACGGTTATATCCGCGCCATTGTAGGTCGCGGGCACCCCGAAATATGTGTACAGCGCGTCCTGGGCGTCGGCAAAAATCTGGGCGAAATCACTCATGGCCATCTCTGTGTTCTTCTCTCCAGTCCCTCAGTTTCTGCAGCCGGATTTGGTAAATTTTCAATACTCGCTGCTGCTCCTCGGCCAACCGCCACAAATCCCGATTTTTGTCCCCGCGGATCTGTGGGTGATCAATCGGTTGCATCCATGCCCGGGGAGGCAGGATCGGTACTGTTTGTGTCCGGGTCACGATTCGGGGATCTTTCGCCCCGCAGCCGATCAAGCACAGAGCCAGGCAGAAGATTGTCAGCCCAATCAGCCACAGCCTCGCTTGCCGTTTCCAAATCCCGTATTTCATATTCCAGTCCTCGCAGTGATTGGCGGATAGTTTCCAAGCGGTCCGCATACTCGTCATTGATCCTGCGTACCCGGGCATTTTCCGCCTGCATGTCTTTCAAGGCCTGCTTCTGCTCGTCCAGGGCCTGGATTACCTGCTCGTACCCGACCACCGCTCGAACCCGGTCCTGGATATCCGAGCGCCACTGCCAAAAAACAAACATAAGCACCCCAGCCGCAGCCAAAATGAGCACCGCTTTCCAGCGGATCCGCAAAAACCCCATTGCCCAACTCAGTATTGATGCGAACATCATTGCCTCGGCGCTTTAGACATTTCAAAATGTTCATCCCAATAACTCCCGGTAAAAAGAGTCTTCCGGGTTGGTCCGGTACTGCTACCGGATTGCCAAATATGCGGCTGCTCAATGTGCATTCCGATATGGCCCAGGGGGCGATCCGGGGAGAGCGTCCACCAGATCCAGTCCCCGCAATCCGCCCGGCTCCAGTGTTTATCCGGGCCGCCGGCCAGAAGCGCATACTTCCGGGATGTGCTGCGAGGGATCGGCGAGCCAATCCGTTTTTGCACCGCATACACGGCCCCGCTACAATCAAACCCGCCCTCGGCCACGGACTCACCGCCCCAGACATACGGATAACCGCGCATGGATTCCCACGCCGCCCGGATCCGCTCGCAGTGTGAGGCGGCCTCACACTGCCGCGGCTGCGACAACGATGGCCAGGCCAAGAATAAAAGCAGCAACAACGATAGCGCCGCCACTGATACCTTTTTCACTGAACACCTCGGTAAAATCCCATTTCGGAGTCATGCGATCGAACACAAAATAGCCGGCCAGCAGCAGTGCCAGGGCTATGAGTCCGTTCAATACATTCGCCAGTAAAAACGATCCTATATCCATGATTTACCTCCTCGCTGTCTGCACGGCCCGGGCGTGCATATCCATGAGCCGACGCATCCAGCCCAGGCCGTAGCGCCGGAAAGGGTCCAGGAAGCAGTAGCGCACCGCCCGCTGGGCCGCGTACTCGGAGAGCAGGGCCGGGGCGGGCATGTCCCGGATCGCGTCCAAAGTAACCGGGCCGATTATCCCGTCCACGGTCACCCCGCAGGCCCGCTGCAAGAGGCGTCGGGCCACGCTCGGGCCCTGGTTGACTGCGGTGTCAAATGTCATCATATCCACGCCGGCGGGCAGGTCATCGCAGGAGCAAGCCTGCCAGTAGTCGCTGTGGTAAATTTCCCGGGCCCGCTTTTTAGTCAGCTTTTTAATGTCCTCCTGCGGATACGAGCGCTTGCTGATGCCGTATTTAGTTTCCCCGCCGGGGTCCTTGGGATCGTCCACATATCCGCCTTCGTGCTCCAGGACCGCGGCAACCGCTTGCTTAAAGTTCGTCTCCATAAATCTCCAGCTCCTCCTGACATTCAATGCACAGTTGACATCCGGGGACAGCGTTTCTCCGGGCGGCCGGGATGCGCTCCCCGCACTCGCGGCAATACAAAGCGGAGTGCCCCGGAGTCTGGGCCGCGGCCTCTTCGCGCGCGGCCAGGGCCTCGGCCAGCCAGATCTCGGTGTGTCTGTTCGCCCGGTCAGCTATGTCCGCCATAGGCACCTCTGATAAATCCACTCCCAGACCAGAGCCAAAGGTTTTGCCGCGCGGGCCGGGATGTGCATACGCCGCAGGCGGCAGTAGATGTGCAGCGGATTGAGCGTGTGCATGAGCCGGTCGCGCATGTCATCATACCCCGGTCATGATTTTGAGCGCGGTCAGCAATAGACCGATCTGAGTCAGACCCATGGGGACCACGGTCATCCACAAAAATTTTATCTGGTGCCTGGGGCACGACGCCTGGAACTTGTTGATCTGGGACAGGCAGCCATTTGGGCCGTTAATTTCGTCAATTTTGTTTCCTTGCTGACGGATGTCCTCCTGCAAAGAGCGGATCTGCTCATCCTGCACGGCCAACTGCTTGAGCGTTTTTTGGATGTCCGCCAGCTGCTTGCCCTGATCATTCAAGATGCGGTAGATCTGCTGCACCGCTTGGTCATCACTCATGCAATTTGTCCCTGTGCTTGCCTGTTCCACAAATCCGTCCTCCAATTCCCGCCCCGGGAAGGAGAAAGAAAAACCGGGGCGGGTCAGGGTGAGGGATGGGGTTGGTTATGCCTGTATAATCTTGACCGGTATGGTCGCAGTCTCGCCGGATGCAATCGCTTCCAGGGCCTTGCCGAACAGGGTGCCGCTTGAATCAATGCTCAGATCCCCGGAGCCGTCTATATAGATCTTATCTCCGACGGAAACAGCCGTGTCTGCGGAGCCGTCATTGGCGGTCACGCTCAGATCAAAAGCGCCCTCGGTCGCCATGCGAATGTTGCCGTCATCGTCCGTGTCGGTCAGGGCCACGCCCACCAAACCACTCACGGCAACCGCGTCTCCGGAGCTGGTCGAGGCACTGGCCACTTCCACGACATCTGCGGGTTGAACAAAATTTGTAGCCATATCTATTCCTCCGTATTATTCAGGGCGGGGAGCGCCCGCCCTGGTTGTATTTATTCAGTTATTTATTCGCCGGGGTTCTTGAAGAAACCGCGATAGTCCATCACGCCGCAGCCGAAATCATGCCGAATCTTGTATCCCACGGCGTCGCGCTCGAACTGGACTTCCTCCTCGGTGTACGGCTCTTCCCGACCGTCCAGATAGGCCACTTCAATGGTGTCGATCTGGTTGGGATCAGCCACCAAATACCAGGCCTTGACCGAATCATTGTCCAGCCGGGGCTCGGCAATGGGCACAAGGCGGTTGGCCCAGGGGTTGTGTACGCCCTGAGAATAGTTTGTCTCCGGCAGGGCAGTGGACCGAAGCAATACTTCCGCGTCTGTTTCCTGAGCCACGGGGACCAGGAGGAAGCGGGGCTGCAGATCCAAAGTTGCGCCGCCGGGCCCGGTCTGCTTGCGCATGGCCGCGCGGGCCGCGCTGAGTTTATCAGTGTCCACGGTCCCGGCTGCAGAGCTTTCCAAATTACTATGGTCGGCATGGAACAAGGTGGTGGAATCCTCGCTCATGGTCGGATTGCCGGTGATCTTGGCCCAGACCAGATCACCTTCCTTCCTGCGAGCGGCCGCGCCCATGAGCTGCGGCAAACGGGTAAATGCCCGCAGATCGTCATTGACGATCATTTGCCGGGTCAAATACAGGATCTTGCCGTAAGTACCCACGGAATAGCTCTCCTGCTTATCCGACATGTCGCCGGACGTATATTCGCCCTTTTCGTTGACCAGTTCCAAATCCGGGGCTTCGGAAAGGCCCACGCCGTAAACAGTCTTGAAGTCGCTGGCGGAAACCACGTTCACAAACGGGCGCCAGGTATTAGGGGCTTCCAGATAGGCTTTAAGCATGGCCTTGTTGGCTACGTCCAGAAAGATGCTGGTGAAGTCGTCGGTGGAAAATCCGCCGGATGCAGCCTGGCGCAGAACAGCCCGGGCAACCTGATCCTTGCTGCTCATGCTCCGGGTATCCACCCCGGCGCGTTCCAGGCAGCGGCGGGCCACATTCTCGATGCTGGATGCACGGAAGTTCTCATACCCGGGGGCGGGGCTCTCCGGCCTGATCCCGGCCCGCAGGCCCAGACCATCAATAACCGCGGCGCGGAACTTGTCCTGGTCGTGCTCCCCGACCTGGATATTCCCGGCGCCAATGGGCGGGTTGGTCTCTTTCATTTGGGCAAAGATCTTTTCCCGGGCTTGGTCCACGGAAGCGTCCTGGTCAATCAAGTTTTGGGCGAAACTCTCATCCAGGCCGGCAATGCGCACCGATTCCCGGATGGAGTTCTGCCGTTGCCGCTCAGCCTTGATCGCCTCCCGGGCGATCTGTTCCGGGTCCCGGGTGTCGCCACTCTGGCCCTGGGGGTTGGTCTGCTTATCCAGTTCGGCCTGGACCTGCTCCCGCTCTTCCTTGGTCTGGAGCTGACCCAGATCCACTTCCGCCAAAAAGGCATAGGCCTGTTCGTCAGTTGCATCTTTTGACAGGCCCGGCCGTTCCAAAAGGGCTCTTACTTTCTCATTCATATCGTTTTCCTCCAATGATTTATTTTGCGTCCGGGCCTGCCTGGAGGCCGAACTTTGCCTCAAATTTTCCGGGACATTGGCAAAGATGCTCAGGTCAAACGCTGCTGCGTTTTGCTGCGCTCCGCCGTCCTCAATCTTATCCGCCAGGCGGGCGGACACTGCCTCATCCGGGGTGAACCAGGTTTCCTCGCGCATATACGCGAGTATGTCGTCCCGGGATCTGCCGGTCTTGGCACTGTACGCGTCCGCGAACACATCGCTTATCTTGTCCAGCAGCTCCGCTTCTTTGCGCAGCTCGTCCGCATCCCCGGCCATCATGGACCACGGATTGTGGATCATCATAAATGATGCCCCGGCCATGCGGATGCTGTCTCCGGCCATGGCTATGAGCGATGCGCTGGACGCGGCCAGGGCGTCCACGGTCACGTTGACCTCGGCCTTGTGCGAAACCAGGTAGTTGTAGATGGCCATGCCCTCGAAAACATCTCCGCCGGGGCTGTTGATATGCACGTTTATTTTCTTCGCTGCCTGCGGGACCTGGTAAAGCAGATCCTGGGCCTCGATAAACGGCCAGCCGATAACGTCGTATATATAGACGTCCACGGCGTCCCCGGCCGCGGCCAGGCGAAAGTTCACGCTGTCCGCGTCCGACCCGCGCAAGCGGGCCAGGCGTTTGGGGGCTTCGCCCTTAATCTTCATTGTCATTCTGTATTTCCTCCTGCTGTGCCGGTGTATCCTCGCCGCCTATGGGGAAGCCGTCGTCAGCCTCCCGCTGCAGGTCCTGGATGATTTCCTCGTAATCCGAGCCGCGCTCCATACACACTTTATGCCTGGAGTTCAGCCCGTTTTTGATATCGCGCTCCGCCGCCTTGGAATCCTTGTCCGGATCAACCCAGGGCCACCCCGGAACCTGCCAGACCACGGGTATAAACCGGGGCAGGCTGTCCGTGCGCGACAATTGGTTCAGCTCAAAGAGCCGATCCCAGGCCTGCTGATGCAGCATGCGCAAAAGAAACGATTGCTGCACCTGATAGCCGCGGCGCTCTTCCAGGGATGCGGAGCGGGCCGAGGCATAGGAGGCGTCCGTGTAGTCATTGGAATACGCCTCGTAGCTCATGCCCGCGCCAGTGGAAGCCCCGCGCAGGGTGGTCTTGGTGAACGGCTCATAGGTCTGGCCGGGGCGCTCGTAGCTGGCTGCCTTGATATCCATACCCGGGGGTAAGGGCTGGATACGGCCGGGCTCCAGATAATCGGGCAGGTTGTCCGCGTTCATGGTTTCGCCGTCCCCGCCGATGGGGGAGACCCCGGACCCGAACTGCTCCGGATACGGGATGGTCACGAAAATGCCGAAGGCGGCAGCCAGGCGGGCGGCGATGCGCTCCGCATTCTGGTACTCGGAAAAATCGCGCATCTCCATAATGATTGATGTCAACCAGGGCACGCCGCGGTTCTGAGAGATGCGTTCGCGAATGAAAATATGGGTGATGGTCTCGGCCGGGTAACGCTTGGATCCGGACATGGACAGCCAGGTGCTGTCCCCAGGGTGCTCCGGATACAGCCAGTAGGCCACGGGCCGGCCGCGATCGTTGTATTCGATGCCTTGCTTGATATTCGCGTCGCCGCCGGACAGAGATCCGCGGGACGTGTCCAGATGATCGCACTCCAAAAGCTCCAGCCCGAGCGGGATGATGCCCTGTTCCAACAGGTCCGGGTCAAAAAACCAGTGCGCGAACAGTTCCCCGTCCGTCCACAAATGGCGCAGGACAAGCTGTTCCTTTTCCCGCAGGCCGACTGCCTCGGCCCAGCGCCGGAAGTGGTATTCGGCCCGGTCGTTCTGAGTATCCTTGAGATCCCCGGCCTGGGTCTTTAGTCTGGCCTGGGGGTGGATACCCTTGAAAACTACATTGTTGGTGATCTTGCGCAGGGCGCCGGAAACGTGGCTGGAGTCCCGGGCCAGAGAGCGGGCCCGGGCGCGGAGCATTTTGTGGTCGCTTTTTATCAGTTGGTCCGCGGATTGGTTGGATGGCCGCCAAGCCTTGTTCGGCCCGGACCTGGACGCGGCCGCGTAACCGGCCAGGGCGGAGCGGCGGCGGATGTAATTCATGGCCGCACCGGGCGCAACCGTACCGATTAGCTGCGAGACAGCGCCGGTGATCGCCCCGTACATTTTACCCACGATTGCCTCCGAACACCACGCTGGAACCCGGAGCACGGCCGGAGTTGCTGGCAATGGATATGCGCCGCTCCAGATCAGCTATGCTCTGTTCCAGGACCTTAAGGTCGGCATGGGTCATGCGCCGGCCGCCGGAGTCGCTGACATCCTGCGCCCCGGTCAGTATCCGATCCCGGGCCGCCTTATACTTTTCCAGATCTGCTTGTAGTTCGGCGATGGTAGACATGGGGCGACCGTGCCCCAAAATGCGGAATGTGTCGTGTGATTTGTCCCAAAATATGACTGGTCATAAAAAAATCCCATCTCCGAAAAGAAGGGATTTTCCCTTGCCTCGCCAAGCCTCGCCCAGCCATGCCCTGCCCAGCCGCGCCACGTAATCCGGAATCAGGACGTCTGTCCCGCCTCCGGGCAAGCCCGGAATTACTCCCGGGCTTGCGTATTCCTTGCCTTGCCCCGCCATGCCTTGTCTCGCCACGCCTGGCCTCGCTAGGCCTGGCCAAGCCTCGCCACGCCGCGATAACTAAAGGTCTAATCCGTTATACTTGCAAAGTCAACCCCATTAGACTATATTCCCTCCATGCACACAAAAAAACCAGCAAACTGCCGGATATTATGAAAGAGCAGGGGGTCACGGTCGATCGGCTGATGGACCTGACCGGCCTGTCCAAGCAAACCGTCATCCGCCTGCGACGCGAGGACATCCTGTATGCCAAGTACGAAACCCTGCAGAAGGTGGCCAGGGCCCTTGAAGTCAAGGTGGATGATCTTTTCCATTAAAGGCGGCTTGGACCTTCCCATATCTGCTTGTGATTCGGCGATGGTGGACATGGGGCGACCGTGCCCCAAAATGCGGGATATGTCGTATGATTTTCCCCAAAATATGACAAAATGTAAAAAAGTCGCCCCAGGGCGGTTTTGGTCAAACACTTTGCACCGTTTTGACAATGCGATCCGTCACGCACATGGGGCATCGGCGATTGACACACCGCTGATAGCGTATCCTGGAATTGCCGCACCACGGGCGGGTATCCACCACCCGCAGCCTCTCCCCGCACCACGGACAGCGCGCACCGTCTTTTGTGTCGTAATCTATCCCGGCCTCCGCGGCCTGGATGGACAGGGCCATTTTTAACGCTGTCTGCTGTTCCATGCTACCTCGCTAACGGGTTGACCCCGCCGGTGTACGGGTTTTCGGTTTTCTTCCTCGATTTCGCCTGTTGCGGCTGGGCCGCGTCCTGCTTAAATCGGACTCCGAATATTTCGGCTGCAGCCAGGCCGTACACCGAACAGTCCCACAGATGGTTCGGCCGGTGCGCGGGGCATACCCACCAGCCGCGCTCGTCCTTGTATTCCGCGGTATAGTGCCGGGCATAGTCCAGGGGCAGCCCGGAGTGGAAAAGCCAGGCCCCGGGGTCGGCCGCGCTGATCTCCAGCTTGGCGGACAAATTGTCCTTGAAATAGGTCGTGTCCACATGCCAGAGATAAACGCCGCGCTCCTTGAGCCATTTGCGCCGCACCGGGCGGTCCTTGATGCTTCGCTCCCCCCTGCAGGGCAGGATAACGCGCACCCGGCGGCACCAGTCGTAGACCTCTGTTGTCCGGTGGCCCATTGCGTCCACCAAACCAAAACGAACGCGCATTTCCGCCCCGTCCGGTTTGGCGTAGACCGTGCCCAGGGCCACCTCTTCCAGGGCGGCCAGGGAATCCACAAACCCGGAGCGCACCTGCCAGTTGTTCATCTCCGGGCCGGTCTGCCAGGCCCGGATCTCATACCACCACCCGTCGTCCTGGGTGTCCGCGCCCATGAGCAAAACATCCGCATCCTGCGGGACCATGCCCGGCTCCCGGTCATCAGCCAGGGCAAGGATACGGTCCTCGGTGCGCTCGACTTCGTATTCCGTCCACGGCTCGGCCGCGAAGTTGTTCAGAAAATTGCGCAGCTTGACTTTGTTCTTGTGCGACTTGATCCAGGCCGCGGCCACATCGTGCAGGGAAACAAACGTGGACAGCCAGGCGGGCAGGTGGAAACCGATCCGGCGCGGCTTGTCCTGCTTCAGGGCATAAAAAAGCTGCCGGCCGCGGTTGTCCCGGAACACCCCGCCGCGCACGGCCTGGTCCCGCATGCGGTCGTCCCAATGCGCGCCGCAATGCGCGCACTCGTAGTAGGCCAGTTCCTTGTCCACCACTTCTTGCGGGTCGGCATCTCCGCCGCCCGGCCACTTGATCTGCTTGAAAAGCATCTTTTGATGCTTGCCGCAGCTAGGGCACCTGGCTTCATAGTGAAACACCAGGGGGCAGGCCATCAGCGAGGCCCAGATATTGCCCATTTCCAAAGTGGGGGTGGAATACTCGAAAATTTTATGGTCCGGGAAGGTGCGCACCCGGGCCAGGGCCAGAGCTATGGGCGAGGCCTCGCGCCGTCCGGCCGTGGGCGGATATTTGTCCACCTCATCCAGGGACAAGTAGCGGATCGGCTTATTGCCCAGCTTGGAGGCGGATCTGGCCCAGGCCAGATAAATATTGCAATGCCGGAGATCTATGCGCAGGGACTGCGAGTCGTGCGAGCATCCGGTCAGGTACTCGCGCAATCTCGGGGTGGCCGTGACCATGGGCTCGATACGGTCGCGCATGTTCTCCCTGGCCATGTCCTCATCCGGAAAAACGTACAAAACCGGGCCGGGTGCACGGTCAACAGTATAGCCAACAAAGTTGTGCACGGCCTCGGTCACTCCCATTTGCGGCCCCTTGCAGATCACTATCCGGCGCAGGCAGCTAACTGCGGCCGCATCCATTATCCCGCGCAGATATGGCGTTGTCTCGTTCCGCCACCGTCCCGGGCGGCTGGAGACCTTGGGCGGAAGCACCCGATACCGGGCCGCCCATTTGCTCGGCCGGAACTTCTTGCGCCGGCGCAATGCCTTGAACTCGCCCGGAGTGGCCGACCATTCCCGGCTACCGTCCAGACGGTAGGCGATCCCGGCCGGCATCCAGGGGAGGAAGCTGCTTGCCCGTAATTCCATTATCCAGTCACCAATACATGCCATCCACTTGTGGACACATAGTCGTGCAGGGCGTTGTCCACGCAATCCATTGCCGCATCCACCAGGCCCGTTGATTCCTTTGCCGCCAGCTCCTCGCAGCGCTCGGCGAACTGCTGGTGTAAAAAATGGCGCAGGGCTATGCCCCGGGCCACCAGCTCCGCCTCCAGATCATCGCGGCGCACAAACTGCTTACGCTTTTCCTGCAGCTCAAAGTTTTTTGTCTCCACTTCCAGGGTCAGCTTTTCCAACTTGCGCTGCTTTTCCTGCAGCTCCAGCTCCACCTGCTGCTCGGACACCTCTTTTTCCTCGGCCAAGCCGTCCTCCTGCAGCGGCACATAACCCTCGCGACCGACATAATTCTGCACGTCCTCCAGGGAATAGCCGCCCTCGGGGAGGGGGAAAAGCAATTTGCCCCGCTTGCCCCGGCCCTGCATGTGCCCGCGCACGGTCCGCTCGGACAAGGGGCGTCCGTCCCGGCGCTTGAACCGGGAGCAGACAAACTCGGCCACTGCCTTTTGCGTCCGGAAAATTTCCGGTGCGTTACTGTATTGCAACTCTTTCCTCCGCGCTTAATCCGTCCCAAAAATTATTGCCGTTCACTCCGGTTTCACTGGCCGGGTGACGGCTGATATACTCGAACACCGCATCATCATACCAAAACAGATGCCAGATCCTGTCCGCCATGGACTGATTGTTAAACGTCCATTGATAATCCTCGACCCACTGCCCGCGATCAAAACAAACCGCTTTTATTCCGATGCGCTCCGGTGAAGATACGCACACAATCGGGGCCGACTCCAGCAGCCGTCCGAACTCCAATACTGCATCAGGTACCCGCGCCCCTTTTTCACTCCCAGTCAGGACCGTCCGTCCCTCGGTCTGGGACTCCTCGCGCTTGTCCTTGCCGCGCAGTGCAATGCGCCAGGCCGGGGGCAGGCTCTCCAGGATATGGTCGCGCACTCCGAGCCCGGATGTATGACAATCACCCGGATCCATTTTCCCGGATCCTGCCGGGCGAATATCCCGGGCCCGGGTCTCGGATCTGGTCCAGGCATCCACTCCCTTGTCTCCGGCCTCATCCCGGTCCATCCACAGCCCGATCCAGGCCGCGGACCGGAGCATGGCCCGGGACTTTACATCCTGGGGGCGGGCGGTAGCCGATCCGGAAGCCAGCACGTCCACCAGATCCCCGGCTTCCTGGGCAATAAGCATGGCATCCAGCTCCGCCTCGCAGGCCACCACCGCCCGATGCGGTCCGGACCATTGTCCGGAAATGGTCAGCATCGGGGCCGGACTCCAGGCCGAACCGGGGACGACATAGTATTTTGGCTCGCCCTCGCTGCGCCGGATCCGCAAGCGAAGGATCTTATCTCCGTCCAGACAGGGAATAACCAGCCCGGCCGGTATCCATAGTTTTTTCGCCTGGCCGTTTTCCTTGGTAATGGTCTCCAGCCCCCAGGACTCCCGCGGTCGGAAAATGTCGTGGTCGATCCAGCCCAGGCCGAACCGGGCCGCGCTTCGTTTGTCCAGGCCCCGGTCTGCCAGCCATTTCAGCCGGGCGCTGTTTGTAAGCAATGCTTCCTGGGACTTTTGGAGTACGGCCGTGGCCTTTTCCTGCCAGACCTCGGCCGGAGACTGGATGCGCTTGCCGGGTTTGTCCTGCCGCTCCGGCCCCTTGCGCTGCGACGGAGGTTTCGGGGTGCGCAGTTTTGGCTTGCGATACGTCCCGGCCTGGTCCGGGGCGTACTTGTCCCGGAACTCGATAAAGGCGGCCCGGTGATCCAGGCCGTTTATGGCCGCGTAGATCGAGATCAGATCCCCGCCGGCCCCGCAGCTGTTGCAGTAGGCCTTGTCCTTTTCCGGGGAATAGGAAAATGCGTTTCCGGGTGAGCCCTCGGAATGGAACGGACAATGCGCCCAGATCTCCCCGCCGCGCTGCCGGGGTTCGGTCAGCATTTCGCTTGCGATCTGGGCGCATCGTTCATCTCCAAGCCATTCCAGGGCCTTGCCCATTTTTACCGCCCCTTTCTTACTTTGTTACCGTTCCAAAGAAACGAGGGTTTCGAGGGTTTGACGAAGGTTTTAAGCCAAACCCTCGTCAATTAACCTTCTCTTTTCTTTATTCTTTTTTCTTTTTAACGAGGGTTTAGAAGGTTATAAGAGTATTATGGGTTGTAGTTAAGCCAAGAGCATACTAGGAGCCGTCATGCAGCCAAAAACCTTCAAACCCTCGTTTCCGGATGAATTTTTCTATTATTTCCGCTGGGTTGTTTGACGAGGGTTTTAAAAATCAAACCCTCGCAAACCCTCGAAACCCTCGTTAAGTTGGCCCGTTATTGCGACATGAGGGCCACATCCAGATATTTTACCGTGCGGTCCCGGCGTTTCTTTAATTTCTTCCCCAGGTGCCGTCCCATCCATGTGTCAGATGGCGTTTTGCTGCCCTTGTATTCCTCCCACCATTTGACGAACTCCTTATACATCTCCGAGGACTCAACCTTATTTCCCGGGGAGTGGATCACGCGCTCGTCCACAAAATCCTGCAGCACGTCCTCGTCCCTGCGGTAAGCCTGCTTTTGCTCCAGGCTGATGCGCGGGATCTGCAGGCCGTCGGCAAACACTTCCATGCACCCCTCGACCGCCCGGCGGAGCATACCGGGAAGTTCTTCCTTGAGCTTGGGCAGCAGTTCATCGTCGCGCGGTTTTTCGTACTCATTGCGCGGGTTGTAGGTGAATGTGTATGGGAAAAGCAGATAGACCATGCGATCCCAGAACGCCTTGTCCGTACCTGACGCATGGGGTGGAAAGTTGGAGGAAATGACCGCCTTGTGTGTTGGTGAAAATGATTCGTACCTGGCCGCGTTCGGCCTGCGGCCGGTGAGCGTGTCCCCGCCGGTCAGCCATTTGACTCTGGATGCGGAGAACCTGCGCCCCTCGTCCGACTCCGAGGCCAGGACGAAGCGCATGCCCTTGAGCTCCATAAGGTCAGCTGAGTGACTGGCCGAGGATCGCATCCGTCCCTGGTCCAGGAGCATTTCCGCCTGGATGGGCCCACCGTATCTACCCAGCAGGGACAGAATAAGCTCGGTCAAGATGCCCTTGCCGTTGCGGCCGTCTCCGGCCAGGAATAAAAACTTTTGAAACCTGATGGATCCGGATAGACAATACCCGATCCATCTCCACAAAAAGTCGATAATGTCCTGGTCTTCGACAATGTCCCATAGAAATCGGTCAATGGTCGGGCAGGTCACGTCCCACCCTTCCCAGTTGCAGCCGACACATTTTGTAATGTAGTCTTCGCGCCGGCCGTTGCGAAATTCTCCGGTGCGCAGGTCCATGACTCCATTCGGGCAGCCGAGCAGCCACGGATCCTGGTCCAGTTCATCCCCGGTGATCGCCAGGGGGTCTTCAATCTGCCGCCAGGCATAGCGTATGCAGCCATCCGCTCCGGACGGAGACCTGAGCCGCAATATCCGCTTTTTTATCTGCTCGATCCGGGCCTCGATCGCTTTTGCCCAACCATCCTGCCCGGAGTCCTCGGCTTCGGCCAACTGGTTTTCCAGAGTGGGCAGCTGGTCGGCGTAGATCAGGGCGACTTGTTCCACCCCGATCGAATGTCGGTACAATGCATCCAGGGTCCATTTGTGCCCGTCCCACATCAGCCACTCCTGCGTGGCGTTGTTCCTGATGAAACTCTCCCTGAACAGCTCGCCAAACAGGATGCCGTCACCCAGATAGTTGCTGTCCAGGCACTGCATGACAAAATCATGCTGCCCGGAAAGCTCTTTTCTCAACTCGTCGTTCATATCCGCCTCGACCGTTTTCCACCGTGTTCAAGCTCGCCCGTAGGC